AGAATCAAATGTGAGAGTGTCTTGTTTTCCAGCAAGGTCATTTACATCAGCTATTCTCACTCCATTATGTGTAAGTTGTCTGTTACCTGCAGTGTAGGCATTTATACCATCACCATCAAGCTTGATATAGGAAGTATTAGAGCCAAAGTCAAGAGAAGTATAACTAGAATTCAAATATAAGTTTCCTTGTGTTCCTGCTATATCCACATCATAGCCAGCACCATTCTCATGGTAGCGCTGCAATGTGTCTTGCTTGTTGTCATTCAAGTCTGTCACATCACTAGAAACTCCTTCTGTAAGCTCATCAAATACCTCACGTAGTTTGGCCGCAGTAATTTTTTGTTGATGATTATCAGGAAGATTTTCATCTATAAGATCCAATATTTCGTTATAGTCGGTCATATTATTTTGTTATAATTTATTTTTTAGCATATTTCTCTTGTTGTAATGATTCCTAATGTAATATATCCTCCAGCACATTCAGCACCAAAGCGTTGTGTAAATGTTGATATTTCACTATATTCTAGATTAATGTCCGTAATTTTCATAAGGTCATTAACTATACTCACCAATACATTGACAGCAGTACTCTGTATAGTGTTCTTGTTGTCTTTTGATGAAGTAAGCCTATCAACATAATATAAGGTAAAGTTAAATCTTATATAAGAATCACCAATCAATTGATGAGCATTCTGCGTAGCACAGAACGCTGAATATTTTGCCTCAAAGTTATCTGTGTTTAGCTCAAATATGTCACCAGATTCTATCACATTGTTTATATTTTCATGTGATCTGGCTATTTCATTTATCAAGTTTATAGTCTCTAGTAAAGTCATTTGTTATATTTCACTCTTAATTTATATGATTCTCCTTTTCCTCTGCGTCCTCCAAGCCATATATTAGCATTAGCACTTGAATATAAGTTGCTTTTGACTTTGCAGTAACAAGCTTCACTTATTTCAGGCAAATGCATAATATTGTCTCTTATGAATTCTTGAAGTCTCCTTATGTAGAAATCAGCCTTTCTTTGGTAGAATTCTTGTATATTGAATGTATCTTCAAGATTGATGTTTGTAATATTCTCATCAGAAGTCTGGAATACCCCAGCATTGTCTATCTTGAAGTTGAGCAATATACATATTCTAGAAACTACAGTATAAGCTATGAAATACTGGCATTCATTCAACAATAGCTTATAGTATATGTTTTCAGGCTCATCTATGTCTTCATCATCTACAAGATTCTTAAGTTTTTCTAGCATACATGTCCCTATAACTTCTTGTAAATCAATATCTTGTGCCTCTCTTATGGCACTCATAAGCACTTTGCCATTAACATTGTCACTTATGTTTGTCATTGATCTTATAAAATCTGGGCTAGTTAAAAGTATATCTGTCATATTATAGTCTTATTTTTTTATACAGAATCATCTTCGGTTTCAAAGTTTATCTCAAATGGAATAATGTCAATAGCATTTTCAGTATTGAATATTTTGTTGAATTTGTCCTTTATTATGTCTTGCATTGGCATTATGACTGTTTTATAGAATAGCTTATACACTTGAGCATATTCTGTTGCATTGAATCCATGAGAATTATAGTCTATACCACATAATATAGGGCTCATCCTGAATGCTGTGAATATTTCTTTGCTAGAACGTTCAACTAAACTGTCATATTTTTCCTTATAGTTGTCCGATTCTACCTTTGTTATTGTTGTCTCATTCCCTTTAGAATTGTTAAAGCATAGCATTGGTCTTCCAGCATTCTCAACTCCAGTGAATTTGTCATAGAATTCATCTTCTATTTCTTCTTTCTGTTTATCTGTAGGTTTTCCAGAATTGAAATTGACAATATAGCTTCCAGCAAAGTTGTTATGCAAATTGTTAAGGTGATATTGAGAAATTAGTTTTTCTATTTCACAAGCATTCACAGAAGCAGAATACATTGGACTAGGATATACCTTGTTAATGTCATTCTCATAATAGAATATATAGTTTCCTTTATGTTCTTCTTCATATTTGAATTCATAGAAGTTTGGATATTCTATATATTTGACTCTGCCATATGATTTACCCCAGTCGCTGGCATAATATAACTTGCTATGGTCTTTGTTTGATCTAACTCGTTTGAAGTCAATATAGTATAGTTCGGCTGGAGCGGTCATTTGCTTGTTCATCACCACATTTATAGCAAAGCCTCCATATATGACAAGGTCTTTTGCTACCCATTGGACTATGTCTTTTATTGTATGTCCTTTCCTATTTATAGCTTCTCCATTTCTAGTATTGTCAACTATGTCATCTCCACATACATAGTCCACTATGCCATTTATCACAGTCTTCAAAGTAGGAGCATTTGAATATAAATTGAATAAATATTCAGGATAATCATTGTTCTTTCCCCAAGTAATGAAGTCCTTTCCTTTGACGTCGGTCTCTATTGGCTTGATGACATTGTCTTGTACCCATTGGTCAATAGCTAGAAAAGATATATTAACTCCATTTATGATATTTTCAGTTTTCATGCATTATAGAATTTATATTTTTTGTTTACACTATGTATTATATGTTTAGGATGATATTCAAAGTTGCCTGTCCAGAAGTCATCAGAGAAGGCCCAGCTGAATTCTCCTACACTAGATTCATCTATCTTGATGGCTAGCATTCCTATGTCAAGGATATTTCCGTTTTCTTCTATGTAATATTCATACTCATCAACAGGAATTGCTAGGTCATAAGTATTCACATCAGAAGTATAGTAGTCACTTTCAAATGATTCTTCAACTAGCTCTAATACATATGTCTCATTTGTTGTCCTGCTTCGTAATACCAAAGTATAGTTTTCTGGAGAATACTTTAGATTTTTAGGAAATTTAGCTATAAAATGTATAGTTTTATATGGAATATATAGCATATTTGCGTAAATTTACCGTAATTTTTATATAAATATATATTTTTCACTTGTTGTTCATCTCATATGATACTATTGTATTTTCAAGATTTTTTATGTATTCTTTTACTTTTGATGGTAAGGATTTCCATTCATTTGGTGTTATTTGAGAAGTTGTAAGTATGTTCATTATTGTAATTTTATATATTTGGAAAAAAAGAAATGGGCTATCACTAGTCCATTTCTCAGAATTTATAACTATGAATAAAAAAATTTAAGAAACTATGTCTTCTAGATCAACATAGTTTGTGTCAGATTCACCAGCAGGAGCCACTTTAACTTCATATGGCCAGTCCATAGAATTGTCTTGTAATGTAATAGAATAACGATTTCCATCTGTGTAGTTTGTTCCAGATTCACCAGTTCCAGCGCTAGCCATAACAGGGAAGTCTTTTCCAAGATACCACAACTTGTCATTCGCATCTTTTACTAATACAACTAATTCACCAACAGATAAAGCAGAGATTTCTATTCTCTTTGTAGTCTCTTGTTTTAAGAATGACATTACTACATCTGTTGATACAGTGCTTCCATTTGCAGGATCTACAGCTAAAGTAGAAGTCATATTAGCAGTATTTCTACGGAATTGATATTTCTTGAATGTTGAACCGGAGGCCATGGTAATAGCGGTTATTTCGCCATCAGTAATAGTGGTTGCTGTAACATCATCATAGTTTGCAATATACACTTCTTTAAGTCCACCCATTGAAGTTGAGCAGTCAGTTGTTATACCATTTAATGTTTGTAAGCATCCCATATTTCAATATTTTAGATATTTTTATGTTTTTACTATTCTTTAGGCGCCTGTTCCTAATACAATTTCATCAGGATAAGCAACTTGTACACCAGCAACGAATTCAATAGCCAAGCGATATTCACGGTTGTCTTTGCTATACCACAAGTCAAAGATTTCATCACCATCTTGGAGGTTAGTACCGTAGAAGATGTTTGAAAGACGTCCACCAATGATATTGTCAGCAGTTTGAGAAGCAAGTCCAGGTGCTAATACAACCTTAACCATTGTGCCAGGAATATTGACTTCAGTAACAGGGGTTCCAGGATTATAGTGGTAGAGGTTAGCATTCACTAATTCTTGTACATAAGCACGGAATACAGCAGGAGCCACCAAGATAACAACGTCGTCCTTGTCAACTGTAGATTCAGGAAGAGCATTGTAGACAGCCATTATTTTGCTTGTTGCAGTGCCAGAGCTAGCATAAGAAGCAGTTTGTACACCCGAATCAGATGCAGATAAAATAGTAACCAAGCCATCGAATTCACAGCCTTGTGTGTGGTCACCAAAGTAAACCATCTTTTCAATACCTTCTTTAACACCCTTGATAACGCTATCGATGAATTCTTGTTCAAATGGAAGGTCACGGTCAGTCTTGTTTGCTTCTACACGTACAAGATAATTTGCCCATTTGTCAAGTAACACCTTGTCACAAATAGCCATGTTAACCTTCAAAGTTGCAGGTACCAATACTCTTTGTGATAAAGAAGTTGAGCCGCTTTCTGTCCAACCACATGTGTTGCCGCAGCCAAATACTACATCAGTACCAATAAGATTCAAAGCAGTAGGGCCCTTAACACCAGTCATAAGTGTGAATAAGTTAGCAGATTTAGCTTCTAATACTGATTTAGCAATAAGTTCTGATTTGTGTTGCTCTACATAGTCAGGAAGAGCAGATACTACATAAGATAATGCCATAATT